CACCACCACCAACACTAACTACCATTCCAGCTACCTGCTTAGAGATAGACTTACTTAGTTTGTCGTAGTCAATTTCTTTAGCTGGTTTAGGCATTAAAGCAGCTAGTTTTTTATAGTCAATCTTCTCTTGTTTAATGCTTACACTTGGAGCAGGCACAATAATCTTCTCTGCTACTGGAGGAGTAACATTAATTTTTGGGTCAAGTTTAATAGCTTTAACAGCCTTCTTCAAAGACTTCATCTCTGTGTTCAGCTTTTTAATCTCTGCAGTTGGTTGATTAGTTATTCTTATATTCTTAGGGAAAGGAAGCTGTTTAGGAAAGTTGGAAATCTTAAATCCTTCAGGAAACTTAGGAAACTCAGGAGCTTTAGGGAAATTGCCAACATTGATAGAAGTAGGTAGTTTAAAAGCCTTGAGCCACCCCAGTACAGACTTTTGAGTTAAGTGACTATCTGATAGCTTCTTCTCTACATTCTTCTGATTAGCAACAGTAACTGTTCCGCTAACTGTCTGATTTTTAGGAAAGTTTTTTACACTTACTCCAAAAGTATGAGCTTTAATCGCATTAACAGAAGCTATCCCTACATTCTGGATAGTGTTTATTATATTACCTGTTATCTCTTGTATGACTTTAAACTGCATTTGGATTTCCGATATTGCCCAAGTTGTAAGTTGGGTTTGGAAGTCCTTGTTGACCAGCATTGGCAGGATTTCCACCCATTGCTGCCTCTAAGCCACCTACACCTGGAGCACTTGGTAACTGCGGTTGTTTCATCATGTTTACTTCTTGTTCTGCTTGAATATACCTGAAGTGTTTCTCTACATATTTTTCAAGAACTTTTTGTATCTCAGGTGGAAGTTTCTCAATATCTCCGAAGTAAACCTCCATGGCAATAATTAAGTCTTCATGTTGGTCTCTAATCTTAATCTCTGGAAGTTGTCCTCTTTCAATCATGGCAGCGTCCTTCTCTGACTTCTCATCAATAGAAGTAATTATATTTTCAACACTCTCCATCTCTGGAGTTGCATCAATAAGAGCTTCTACTACTGGAGTTAAGTTAACTTGAACATCACCTTGAGAACCAGTCTCTACACCCTGCAGAACAGTGATAGTGTTTTGGAGAGAAGCTTGTCTTGAAGCTGGAGTCTGTTTTTGAAGCTTATCTGAGTTGACTGTAACTTTGAAATTAGCTGAAACTTCTTCTGGGGCAATAGTTATAAGTTCTTTAACACCTCTCTTACCAGTGATAGAGAATGTCTGTTCCTCGGTAATGTACTGGGCATTAAGCTCTAGGAAGTGTTCTCCAAGTTTCTTTAAGACCTGTTCTCCGAAGAGGTCAAGAATCATCTTCATGTTAGTATCAATGTTTTGGTCAATGATTTGTGCTCCTCTAGCAGTCTGGTTGATTTGTTGTGAACCTGCACCAGAAGAATATAGTGAGGAAATACCACCAGCCTTCTCAATCTTTAAGCCTAAATTCTCAGCCATACCGATGGCGGCTCTGGTATTGTCAGTAGTCTTAATTTGGTTAACTTGGTTTGGATCGCCCATAACACGGATAATTCCATCTGGTCTTTTTCTGAACTGCCAGTCTGGAGTCTGAGCTCCTGCTGACCCGACAACCCACATATCTGTGTTTACTTGTCTGATATTGGTCATTGTCTGGTTAAGAACTTCAGTGGCGGCAATCTGTAAATCTCCAACAACATCTACAAGAGCTACACAGTGGTACTCATCATCTTCTGGGAATGGAGCAAACTCAATAAAAGGATAGTGTCCATGCCAGTAAGGAGATTCAGTGTCGTTATTGACCATCATGTCTTTTAGACTTCTTGAACCAACACCAGAAGTAACTTCTTCAATTGGTAAGTAGTAAAGTTCACCGTCATCAGTATGCAAACACATTAAAGGAACATTGGCTGCCCTAAAAGCCCACTCATCATCAGCATCAGCATCCGTAGCTTTGTCATGCTCATACTCAAGTAGTTTTGAGGTAACACCAGACTTCTTTAGAATATCTAAGAATTTCTTATTCCAGGCTGGTTTTTCATCTTTATCTTCAAGTGTTTCATTCTCGTCAAGCATCTCTCCGACCTTTTTATCAATCAACTCAATAATATAAGGCTGTTCATAAATAGAAGGAATATTTCTGTTTGGAACTAGAATGTTGTTGTAGCGAACAAACACAGCATCAGCTCTGTCTGTAATAGCTTTAAGAACCTTTTTCCTTGTTTTATTACCTTCTTCGTCTTTTACTTGAACTTCCAAAGCCTTTTCAAATTTCCACCCAGTTTTACAATATCCTTTACCAGCTAAATACGCAGAGTAGAACATCCTGTAAAAGAGAGTCGTCATTGCCAATTCTCCAAGTTCCCAGTTAACAATATGTTGATTAACCTGTCTTGCTTCTACATCTTCACTTCGTCTAACTTCAAGACGAATACTCTCCATTGTAGGATTAGACCTAGAAAGATAGTTACGAACTAAGGGAAAGACTTGTGGGTCAACTAAGGAATAGTCCCACTCATAATCATCATCTACATTTAAAACACCCTTGTATAAATTCTTGTTTACCTCAACCCTGTCAAAAGCGTCTTGGTTCAGCTCTTTACACTGTTGGTATCTCCTGCGAATAATGTCTGGTTTGTTTGATTCTTTTTTACCCGATGCCATATAGATATATATTAGGTATTAAATGCTCTCTTTGTGACTCCCTACTCTCTTTTCGTAACCAATAATGAACAACTTCAACTTAAACCTGACATCCTCTAAGACCCTCATATACTGTCTTCTGCTCAAATTTACTGCCTTAGCACAAGACCCGTGGTCTATTTGGAAACCACTATCTCTTAATAGCTGAAAGAGGAAAATAATCTTTTCTCTTTCTTCCAGGTTACAAAGTATTTGAACTACAAGTTCTTCATAGTGAAGACCATTTTCAAGTCTTCTAACCTCTAAACCACCATCTCCTGGGTCATATTCTTTAACACCACCCTCGTCCATCTCTCTCTCCAATTGAGAAAAGTTAACTGCAATTGGAACGAAATCTCCTAGACCTCTATACAACTTAATTCTTCTTTTTGACATCTAGCCCCTTCTTCACCAGACGACCACCAACTATCTCATAGGGGGCAGTTATCTGAGTGTGTACAGCAGTTTTGTCATCTAAAGAGAGATGGTTTCTGGATCTCATGTTCTGTCTGTAATGAAGGAGAGTGTTTGCTCTTGCAAACTCGTATCCCTCAGCGACAGCCCTAATCCAAAAATCCCAATCTTCGTAGACAGGCAGTTCTCTAAATCCACCAAGCTTTTCATAAATATCTCGGTGCATTAAAGAGGTAACAACCAAGCCACAACTTTTTCCAATAATATACTCTGGAGTAATGCTTTCAGGAGAATCAACTAACTTTGTGTTTGGTATTGCACCAAACTTCAAAACATTAGGATAGGCAATATCAGCCTCCCAAATAACACGACCACATTGTTCAATGAAGTCTGGAGCCAACTTGTCGTCAGCATCCAAAAAAAGGAGAAGCGTTCCTGTGGACATCTTAACCCCTATATCTCTAGCTTTGGCTACTCCTACATTCTTAGGAAGCATGATGGAAGTAGCGAGAGCATGAGCTCTAGGGTCTTTTGAGCAATCGTCAACTAAGATAACCTCTGTTGGCGTAATAGTCTGAGCCTTTATTGAGTCCATGCACTCAACGATTTGCTCTGGAGGCTTATTATAATTTGTGACAATTATGGACAGGTCTGCTCTCATTTTTCCTCCTTTTTATTTTTTAACTTCTCTAAACCTTTCAAGTCTACTTTGACTTTCAAAGCCTTTGCTATCTTTCTTAATGTTACCACTATTTCAGCTAAGTCAATTGACTGCTCATCAATCTTGTCTTCTAGTGTCTTTAAAACGATTGGCGTAAGCCTAATAGCGTCTTTTGTTCTTGGATCTAATGACATAATTTCCTTTCTAAATATGTTTCCATATCTTTTTAATAATAATGTCGTAAATCGTTCCCATGTTTATACAATAGTTCTTAACAGGCTTCCAATCTATCATCGTCTCCCTTTTATACTTCTCCTGCTTAATAATCTTCTACCACCCTTACTAGCCCAGGCAGGAGCCTCGGTTTTCATTGTCTGAAATGCCTCCAAATTTAAGAAAAAATACTCCATAGCTGTACTTGGGTGAGAAGTAAAGTCATGGATTGGTTTAATAATTGGAGTGGTAGCTTGTGAATTTTCTGCTCTCTCTGGATAGCGGTACATCTTCCAGCATTCAAGAATGTAATCTGTTCTTGGATTGGCGTTGACCTCAACACCTTTAGACAGCCAGGCTTTGGTAATATCTCTTCTAGTTAAAAAATCATTCTTTCCAATAGACTGAACATGAACACCCACCTTAGCCAATTCATTTAAGGTAGAGGATGACTTGATGAAAGACTTCTTCCTTACATCAGCATCTCCGAAGTGGATAGCTGGAGGAAGCTGACTAATTTCATTAAAGGCTTTAAGGTCTTCATCTGAGTAAGTGAACTTAGAATCTAGTGCTTTGCCAAAAATAGGGAAATAGAACTGGATAATCTGTCCTTCATTCTGGTATCCATCAATTAGGCGTGGTTTGCCATTCTCTGGGTTAATTTGCCAAAAAAGGAAGACAGTTCCGTCAAGTCCATAATCTCCAGAACAGTACAGAACCTGCCCGGGAATGAATGGGTATTTACCATAGACAGTGTTTACAATCTCAGGATAGACACGCCCAGCAATAGAAAGTTCCCAGTTAATCATTATTTCTCTGTTGAAGTCTTCTACGCTACGCCTCTCCCTCTGCTCCTTAAGCCACTTGTTAGTCTTACGAGGGTCCATGTTATAAGTGAGAGTCACTACCTTAATCTTTTCCCCGTCCTTACCAAACCTTAATCTCTTGGCTTTTCCAGGCTTAATTCCAGGCGTGGTCAAAACAATACGACAGTTGGTGGTATCAGCAGTGGAGCCCCATGCGGCAGTATCGTTATCCCAGAAAGCAAACTCGTCAAGCATGATAGCCTTTTGGCGACCACCACGAGAGAAGTTCTGATTGGAAGACTCACCAGAGATAGCATTACCATTCTCGGGATTAACCAAAGACATGTAGTTAAAATGCCTATCTGGATTGTATCCTGTTGGTAAGATGAAGGCTGGAAGTCTGCTCATCATGTAGTCAATCTTTCCGAACAAAGACTCTTCTTTGTTACCTACAACTCCACCCCTACGGTTATCCACATAGTCTTCTTTACGAGAACCAATCAAAAAGTTAGCGGCTGGAGTCCATAACCACATCCAAATGAGAACAGCCAGTACAGTATAGGTGGCTCCCATTTCACGACACTTCTCAATGAAGATGTCATCTCCATTCATAATAGCCTTAACCAAGTCTCTGACTAGCCTCTTCTGAAAAGGGAAAGTTACAAACCTATGGTGGAATGGTTCATTCTTAGGGTCAAAGGTATATAGGAAGGTATCAACAAAATATACTGGGTCTTCTTTAGCTTTCTGCTTCATTTCAAACAGGAGCTTCTCAAACTTCTTCTGTTCCTTTGGGGAGATCTCTATTGTTTCACTCATAGAATTTTTACATACTCCTTTTTCAAAACCTTTGGACTAAAGTTGTCTATTCCAAGTTTGTAAGCCTTTTCTTTAGAAGGAAGCTTCTTAGCCCAAGAATCTATCTTTTTAGCTAAGGAATGAGTATAGGCTGAGTAACAATCCAATACAGCCCTAACCTCAATAGAGTTTTTCTTTCTGACAGGAACTAGCCACTCTGAAGGCAACAATTTATTGTTAGGGGATATGTTAGTCATCATTACTGGAAGAGCACTCATTAAAGCCTCGTTGGTGGTCAATGAGAGCCCTCCATATCTTCTAGGAAGAATAAGACCATCAAAGCCTTTATAGAGGTCAGCATTCTTCTTAAAATTTTTAATTCTGTAAACCACTCTTGGGTCATCAATCATGTACTCTGCCGGGAGTTTGTGTTGGGAATGAATGATGAGTTTATATTTTCCCTTAGACATCTTTACTGCTCTCAAAAGGTCAAGAGTCCCATTTCTATCCTCAAAGGCTAGTGTGCCGACAATGTGTAAGAATCTTGGAGCTAGTCTGTACCTCTTCATGTTTGTAAACTTTATGCTCAAGAACTCGTCTGGGTCAATTGGAGGAGGAAGATACTGGACATTTTCATCTCCAAAGTCTTCTTTCATCTTTTCAATCATCCAATAAGAAGGCATTAAAAACAAATCTGGTACTGGTAGGTGTCTGGCGAAGATATTCTCATTGAACTCGTAATTAGACTGGACGATTGTTTTTATGCCTAGTTTCTTACAAAGAGAGATTAAATAGAAGTTATAGGGATTCTCAACCGTCAAAACAGTCTTTAACCCTGGAACCCAGTTAGCTATATCTCTGTTCTGGGGAAACCCCTTAGTTACAGTAGTGATCTCTTTTGGATACCAATCCCAATTCATTGTCTTGTTTTTGGAGAAATCCCTAGAGTCAATCAACAAAACTCTGTCAGGCTTTAACATATCGTAAAGCCTCTTAGTCTGGATACCCAGACCTCCGTTATTGGCGAAAACTAAAATTCCTAATCTATTACTCATATACTAATATATATTCAATTCCTCCAAATTTGACTCACCAGCACTTCCATCAAGATGATAACTTCTTTTAATGCCACCATCTGGATGGTAAATAAACATTTTCCACTTCTCCCAACCCTTCATTCCCTGTTCACGCCAGATGTCTTGAACAACGCCGTGCATATAGCTTTCAATGAAACAATTAGAATCCTTTGAGAACAAGCCCATTGCAATCCGATAAATCTCTTGAGAGGCGAGATGTGGTCTTTGACTCCACTGAACAGTTTTTCGGAAACCATCATGTACTCCACCTATCATTAAGTATTCGTGAACATCTGGGATAACTTCCTCAAAGTGGAAACGAATGAGATTGGCTTTACCCGACCTAATGTAATCCTTACACTTCTCCCAGTCAATCTTCCTATCGGGAGTTAATGGAGTGTCTTGCTCTACATACAGAATCATTGGCATATCAATTGACTGCAGGAAGTGTTTCATCATTCCCGACTGGTGACTGTGATGGTCAAAGATAATTGGCAAAACATTCTCGTATTCAAAGTTACACTTCCAAAGCATCCTGCTTACAAACTCGTTGTAGTCAGCTCTACGGTCTTCCTGTTCTTCTCTAACCCCATCAAAGGTAATCACAATAGGACAGTCTGTATGGACTCTGATAGATTTAATCGTTTCTTCAAGAATTGAAGTATCTGGATGACCCTTAATTGGGGAAACCGGGACGACAGCTACCATCTCACCTTTTTCTATACCGAGGTCTTTTTTGAGTTGCTCTCTGAATTGGAACTTCATATTTATCCACCAAGCAAAGACTTTGTTGTTGTAGTTTGGATAATGAGAAGCCTTGTTAATTAAATCAGGAAGTTCATTGTAATCTGTAAAAACAGGGAAAGGAGCACTTCCTCCAAATAGTTTATGCCAGTAATCAGACCTTGTTGACCTAATAGGCGACATATCATCAGCAATTGGGATACAACCTGCTTCAAGTGCTTCATATAACCTAAAAGAGTCTACAGAGACTGCTCCAGAGGGACTAGGAGCGGTCCTAGCCTCAGATAATGACTCTAAATAGTCTTCTTGAGACAATCCTTTAGCAAAACCATCAGTTTCAACTAATTCGCCACCTTTTAATCTTCTTAACTGTTCTACACATAATTCTCTTCTACTATGAGTTATCTGTCCTGCAAAAAACCAATTCCTGTCTTTTTTCTTATATCCAAGGTTTTTTAGTATTCTACGGGTCTTAGTGGTGTACCCAAGAGGGAACATATAGCCACCATTCCCATACTGAGAGTAAACAATCATGTCTCCATGTTTTAAATCTTCAACATTAAACAAACCTTCTTCATCGCTAGTAATAAATACTAAAATCTTTTTGTGTTTGGCTAACTCAGCATTTATTTTCCAAATAGACTCAGAACTACATTGATTTTTGCCAGGAATAATAAAAACATGCCTATCAGACTTACCTAGACCCTTTAGCATGTCGTCTAAGAAGGCGTGATCCCAATAACCTGTTGGTGGAACATCTTTTTTAACTGACAAATGTGTGATATTAGGCATAATTACTTCTTTTTAGCCTTAAACCAGACCCAAGAGTCATGGACTAAGCCCTTTTTAATCTTAATAATTTTAAAACCATTCTCTTTAAGCACCTTCTTTACTTCATCTAAGTCATAGTGGTGTGAAAATTCTCCCTCTTTTTTCCCCTCAATGATTTGAAAAGAGAACCTACCACCAGATTTCAAAACTCGTGTAACTTCTTGCACATATTTCTTAAATCCAGCAAAAGGAATGTACTGAAAGACTAAGACACAGTAAACTGAGTTGAAATAAGAATCTTCATAAGGTATTGTTCTGCCATCAGAGAGCTTGTAATTACAGTAAGGCTTCTTATTTTTGGCAATACTAAGCATCCTTTCTGAAATATCAATCCCATAATAGTCATGTTTGAGCAATCTACCAATTCCACAGCCAATTTCAAGAACTCTAGGCTCTAATTTGCCCAAAGCATCAAATCTCTGGTTATCATCTAAGTCGCAGATATACTTTTGATCCACATCAGGGTCAAGAGCACATATATTCCAGTAGTCTTTCTCTCTTTTAAGCCTTTTCATAATATAAATGAACTTCGTGTTGATAATCTAAAAATACCTCTTTATAACCAAAGCCCTTAATCCAGGCTCTCAAATCAGAACTGTAAACATTCCAGTAGTTAAACAGGAACTCGGGGTGCAAA